GGTCAAGTTTATATTGGGCTTCTTCTTCCAATCTGTCAAGTCTATCCATTTCATCTAAATATGCGTCTGGGTCTAAATGTCTTTCCATTATATAGCTCCTGCAAACTTGCCCATAGCCCAAAGGCAAAAGGCTACATAAACCCAGAATAGTACTGATAATGCTATCATTGTTGAAATTTTCATGTCTCTCTCCTAAAGTTGACAATTGAACATTAAACCTATAAAAAACACCTGTCAAGTATTTTCTAGTAAATAATTAGTTTACATCTAGAATTAGTTATGTTAATCTTTTTTGGCATTATTAACCAAAGGAGAGTGTATGTACAAGATTAAGAACTGGGAGAAGTTTAATCTCTATAATCCAAAGAACCCAAGATACCAAAAAAAGATGACATGGTTTAAATTTTATGGTACGGATTACATAAATAACATTGAAATTCATAGATTATCTTTTGAACAAAAAGCTGTTTTAGTAGAGTTGTGGTGTCTTGGTTCTGAAAGTGACGGTGTATTACCTGACAACTTTGAAATAGCTTTTAGACTTCATTATCCTATTGATTTTGTTGAGAAAATAGTTAAAGAACTATTTACTAGAGGATTACTAGTAGAAAACTATGAGCCTGTTAGGATAGAGAAGAGAAGAGAAGAGAAGATAAGAGAAGATATATATGTCGTTAAAACGACCAATAGGTTTGATGAATTTTGGGAAAGTTATCCTAATGTTCGTAAAGTCAACAAGAAAACTTGTTTAGAAAGATGGGCTAATAAAAGTCTTGACTCTATAGCAGATGAAGTGATAGCTTATGTCAAGAAAATGAAAGATACTCAATCATGGAAAGATGGCTTCTCACCAGCTCCACTTACCTTGCTTAACCAGGAGAGATGGAATGATGGAGACGTGCAACAAGTTCGTAAAGTTTGGGAAGGTGGCATTTAGTGAACATAGGCGAAGTCATAGACAAACTAACAGTTAGCCAATCAACAGTTCAAGAATTTTATAACGAGGGGTATGGTCATGCGGAGTTTAAGGTTAAAGGTACGGATATATTTGCTGATGACTTGGTCAAGTATTTTAGTGAGGAAGTTCATAGTGGTAAATCGTTGGGCTGGATTAAGACGGAAGATAAGTTCAGGATTAGGTCTTCGGAACTAACAATTCTTACCGGTGTATCAGGTCATGGTAAGTCAATGTGGTTATCGCAAGTTGTATTAGCCATGATGAAACAGAATACTAAATGCCTTATAGCTTCTTTAGAAATGAGACCTGTGCTTACATTAGCTAGAATGATTACACAAGCATTAGGTTCACCAGAGCCAACAGACGATTACATACGTAAGTTTTGTGAACGTGCAAAAGACAAGTTATATATATACGACCAAACAGGAAGCACTAAGTCAGAAGACATGATAGCAACTTTACATTATGGAAAGCATGTATTGGGAGTTGATGTATTTATTATTGACAGTCTTATGAAATTGGATGACGTGTCTGAAGAGTCATTAGATGGACAGAAAAGATTGACTAATTCTTTAGCGGTTATAGCACGTGATTTACAAGTAAGTATTTTTTTAGTAGCACATACTAGAAAACTTAAAGACGAGTCAGAAATACCAGACGCTACAAACATTATGGGAAGTTCGCATATTCGTAACTTATGTGATAATATTATTTGTGTATGGCGTAATAGATACAAAGAGAAATTAATAGAAGAAGGCAAGACTTCTGACGAAGAGTTAAAGATTATTCCAGATGCAAAGGTCTTTGTTCAGAAACAGCGTAATGCACAATGGGAAGGTTCATTTAACTTTTGGTTTGACCAAAAAGGTTTACGATATAACGAGAGTCCACCAAGATGACAATAAATGAATTTATAAAGCAATGCAAAAAGTTATTTGGTAACGATATAGAATACAAGGCAACTTCTAAAGACGGACAAGTATTTAAAACGAAAGGATGGAGAGATGATAAAGTGGGCATTAACCAAAAACAACTTACCTCAGCTTATAGAGAAGCTAAAAAATCTTGACTTTACTAAACGCTGGCGTGTAACAGTAACAGACGCTAAACTTAACCGTAGCTTAGAACAAAACGAAAGACTATGGGAATTGTATACAAGCATAGGTCAGCATCTTGGTATTGAGAAAGACAAGATACATGAACTTATGGGATATAAGTTTTTACGATACCAAACAGAAATTGCAGGCATGCCTGTAGAACTTATAAAATCAAGTACTAAACTAACAACTTCAGAAATGACAGAATACCAGCAACAGATAGAGGTATGGGGTCAGACTATGGGTTGGGGTTGGGATTATTAGTGAACTATCGTAACCCTAAACTACTTAAATTAGCAGATGGCGCACCATGTATGATGTGTTCTATGCAAGACGGAACTGTAGTATCTGCACACTCTAATCAATTACGTGATGGCAAAGGAACAGGTATCAAGGGACATGATTATCGCATAGCGTTCTTATGTCACCAATGTCACCACATGATAGATAATGATAAAATGTTAGATAAACATGATAGAATAGCAGCATGGGAAGAAGCACACCGTAAAACTATAGGTTGGTTATTTACTAACGGACATTTAGGAGTAAAATAAATGGGTAAAGGTTCTGGAAGAAGACCATTGTTAATTTCTGAACAAGAAGCACAAGACAACTGGGACAAGATATTTAAAAAGAAAAAGAATAGTGATGACGTATCACCACACGCTTATGAATACGAACTTAATAAGTCCACCGGTAATGTAGAGAAAAGATTTAAAGACGGAATATCTAAACCTAATAGTGAACAATTTGACAATATTAAAGATGATTAAAATAGGACAAGCAGAATTACACAATATAGATTGCATGGCTTATATGGCTACCTTGCCTGATAAAGCATTTGACTTGGCTATTGTAGACCCGCCTTATGGTATTGCAAGATTTGGAAATAGAGTAGAATTAAGTAATAGACTTTGTAAAACTGCTAAATTAAATGAATGGGATATAAAACCAACCCAAGAATATTTTGATGAATTATCTAGGGTATCAAATAAACAAATAATTTGGGGTGCTAATAACTTTACACTTCCACAAACAGAATATTTTTTAATATGGGATAAACAACAATCTGTAGATAACTTTGCAAGCGCAGAATATGCTTGGACTAATATAAAAATGCCAGCAAAAGTATTTAGATATTCAATTCATCAAGTAATGTCAGATAGAAAAGCAGATGGTGGGAAAATACATCCAACACAAAAGCCAGTTGCATTATATGAATGGATATTAGATAAATATGCTGAACAAGGTCAAAAGATATTAGATACACATTTAGGTTCAGGTTCTATTGCTATTGCTTGTAATAATCTAGGATTTGATTTAGTAGGATGTGAGCTAGATAGTGATTATTATAAAGCAGCATGTGATAGAGTTAATCAAGCTACAGCACAAATAAGGATGTTTTAATGGCAATTAGCCCAACGCAGTTAAGTCTTAAAAAATTACGAGAAGAAGGATACACAGTAGCAGTAGTAGAACATTGGAATAGTTTTGCAAGAATAAGACAGGACTTGTTTGGTTTTATAGACTTACTAGCTTTAAAAGGTAAAGAAGTTCTTGCTGTCCAGACCACAACTGCAAGTAATATGTCAGCTAGAGTAAAGAAGATAGGTGACCATGAAAACGTAGGACATGTTCGTGAAGCTGGTTGGACTATTCATGTACATGGTTGGCATCAAGACGATAAAAAGAAGTGGCATTGTAAAATTAAGGATGTATCGTGAATACCAGAGATAAAATACTAGCTTATCTTACAGAGCCTAGAGCTATAAAAGAAATAGCAGCACATGTAGATGGTAATTATCACACCATTAAAAATTTGCTTGTTACCATGAAGATGGAAGGTCATATACACGCATTCAAAGATAACGATAATAGACTTATGCACTACTACATTCCACAACCACATCCATTACAAGCTATATTTGGACACACAGCAAACTTTACAGATGACCAGATAAAAGGTGTTATCAGTCATAACGCAGATGATGCTAAACATAACCTTCAGCACAATACTACACAAGAAACATTTGGGCAAAGCGTAGCTTATACGATAACACAATATGATTAGTATGGAACGCTTACTATCTATTTTGGATGACTGGGCTTTGTGGATGAAGTCGGATAATCACAAACTAGGTTATCCATCTAAAAGCGTAGGGATGTCTTCAGGAGGCGAGTCAACTTCAGAAGCGTTTGAAGAGATGTGTTCTGCCCAAGATATGTCTAATGTTAGAACCATACACGCTATTGTGCATAGCTTAGAACAAGGACAACAAGACGCTATCTATGCTAAATACTTAGGTGCTAAACCACCATTAGCCTTTTATTGGCAATTAGATATGGCATACGATAATCTTTTGACAATTGCAGAAAGACGGATAAACGCATAATGTTGTTGAACAGAAATGGCAAAGTATGCTATAATACTGCTTGTTGGACAACTCCTGTCCGTTAATAACGTAATCCCACAAAAGCCTGACCATACTCTCTCCTTGGTTGGGCTTTTTCTTTTTATGAAACTATCTATTTGCGAACAATGCGGTGAACCATTTGACTTCACCGAGTATAGCTTGTGTAATGATTGCAGATATGACCACCGATTTATTAAGTTAAGGAAAAGCTATGAAGAAGCCAACAACGAAAAAAGGCAAGATGGCGAAAGTCAGC